GCTACTTCCCGCCCCCGCTACGCTCAGATGCGTTTCAAAAATGTTATCCTTGGGGTTACCTCCAATAGGTCCCCAAGGGTAGCGAAGAAACCATCGGGCTAGAAAAGATGTCGTCCCCCATTACAACCGAGCTAGCCAGAACCATCAGAACTAACGGCCTCCTTTAAGCCATTAGAACCTGAGGACTTAGAGAGTTCCCCCTCTAAGTCCCTCTGACTAACCCGAGCAGTTTGTTTGGTCCTAAGAACCTCCCATATGGGGAAACTAGGATAAAATAGCCAACAGCCTTCAGACCTAATCAGTCTCAGGATGGAATCCCTAACCGCCGTCTGCTCGCCCGTTGTTACGACTTTATTCAAGTCACTACCCTCCTAGCCCCCCATATGCGAGATAGGAGAGGCCCCGTCCTCTCCTAAACTCACAGGGTTCACCTTCAGCTGTTGCTGGGTGCCCAAGGGTGCGCTACGGACTGGGGTAACACACACATCCCAAGGGTCTTATCCCGGACGGCACAGAGCGTCTTAGGCAAACCACCATCTCCTCGTATAGAGATGACTCCCTATACGAACCCGACTGGGATACCAGATTGTCGGAACAGGCCTGAGTAGCGATACCACTTCTTAAGAATACCCATCTGGTCTTTAGGGACCCCATCCCTGGGGACCTTATGGATATTCCGTGGAAGCGGCAGCGCTCCGAGCTCAACCTCAATTTCTCGAAATTGAGCCCAAAGACTTTCTAAAACACCCCAGTCAAGAGATGTTAAGACGATCTCCTCAAGTCTGGCACGTAGGTCTCGTGCAGCAATATATGAATCAAGAAATCGCTCTCTATACACTGTCTCGTTAAGAGAATCGATGATGAACAACGGGGTTGTTCTCTCGATCCCAGGGTGGGAATCCTGACGCCCCCCTTCCACAGGGGACGGCAGTACCTCTACCCAGGCAGTTTTATCAGAGCGAACTTGAGACATATAGTGCTCCCGGTCTCGTTTTACGGTTCCTAGGCGATATGCTTCCTTTAATAGAGGTTGTAAATCATCTAGTTTTGACAAAATGAGAGAGATCTCATTTTGAAAGAATCGCAAAACGAGGCTTTCGACTCGGTCTATAAATTGATAACGAGATGACACCGATTTCATCGGTAGCCAAAACGCTAACCCTTTATAGGCCGGGCCTGCGGGACCATAGTAAGCCAAGATGTAATTACGGAGTCGTTTAGGTATTGATATTAAGCGTTGGGATGCAGCTGCTTTTGCTCTATACCCATAACCCAGGACCGACATCGTCTGTCCTAAGGTTAGGGAGTACTTTCGGATAAGCTCGAGTAGACCGGCAAAGGATTGCCGACCTACAACGAACTCCCGAAAGGAGACCGGAGAAACGTCCATTCCTTTATAGAATGTACGCTTCGCGAACTCTAAAGCAGAGCCTGAACCGGAGATCATAGACTTATGATCCCCGATTCCTACACCCATACGCCGCATCAACGCTGCGTACTCCTTGGCTACAGCCCGGCTTGCTATGACTACGTCATCTCCCAAGATGGCGTAGCCTACGAACCAGCCCGTTCCTAACCTCACCTTACCTGCCTTGAATGCAGACCACTGAACGAACGCGTGGTGGATGAATGCTAGCATAGCCCATGAACTCAGAGCACCCATTGGTTGACCGGTTCCATATGTGAGAAATCCTTCATCGGATAGTTGGAAAGAATATTTCTTTCCTTCAAAACTACTCGAGTAAGTCTTTCCACAATGGTATTTCCGACCAATCAATAGGGACCCCCATAATTCAGCCCCCCAACTTGTTAGGAAGGGGGCCAGAAGGGTTTTCTGTAAGACGATAGGTATCCGATCCGTTGCGGACGATAAATCAAATGAATACAAGGAAAT